TCCACGTGAAGATTGGCACTGGGCGTCAGTGTTTCAATTCCTACCGAGTGTTTCACCGCGTCTACGTGGAGTGTATTCGTGTCCACGGTCAAGTTTGAAGACACGTACGTGTTTCCTACCACGTGTAAATTAGCATCGGGCGTCAGTGTTTCAATTCCTACAGAGTGTTTAGTCGCATCAACGTGAAATGTATCCGCGTCGACCGTGAGATTCGAAGACACGTACGTGTTTCCTACCACGTGTAAATTGGCATCCGGGAACTTGGTTTCAATTCCAACCCCGTGTCCCGTCGCGTCTACGTGAAGCGTATTCGTATCAACGGTTAAGTTTGAAGAAACGTATGTGTTTCCTACGACGTGTAAATTGGCGCTGGGTGTCAGTGTCTCAATTCCTACAGAGTGTTTGGTCGCATCGACGTGGAACGTATCTGTATCTACAGTCACGTTGGAGCTCACATAGGCATTACCGACCACGTGAAGATTGGCATCTGGAAACTCAGTCTCGATTCCGACGCTGTGTGTCGTCGTGTCCACATGTAAAGTGTCTGTGTCGACCGTGAGATTAGCACTTACGTACGTGTTACCAACGACGTGAAGATTTGCGTCGGGTGTGACGGTTCCCACACCCACAGAATCGTTCACAGAATCTACATGAAGCGTATCCGTGTTCACAGTAAGGTCGGTACTCACATAGGTGTTACCGATGACGTGTAAGTTCGCGTCCGGTGTGACGGTTCCCACACCCACAGAATCGTTCACAGAGTCCACATGAAGCGTATCGGTGTTCACGGTTAGATTAGCACTCACGTAGGTGTTGCCGATGACGTGAAGATTCGCATCAGGGGTCAAAGTTCCGAGACCTATGGATTTATTGACCGTATCTACGTGGAGTGTATTCGTATCTACAGTCACGTTGTTTAAGATGTATGCGTTACCGACGACGTGTAAAGTCGCATCGGGGAAGTTGGTTTCGATACCTACGAAATGTTTGTTCGTGTCCACGTGTAACGTGTTGTCCTCCACAGTGAGATTGGAACTGATGTACGCGTTTCCTTCGACGTGAAGGTTTGCGTCGGGTGTAGCCGTGTTAATACCAATCGAGTCTTTTACCGAATCAACGAAAAGGGTATCTGTATCAACAGTAAAATTATCGGTGACATTGAGTTCATTCGTTATAGTCGTTCCATACGTAATCTCTTTCGAGTCTGCGTTATACATCATCAGATTGGAGTTGTTCACGTTTCGCACGGGGTTTATGAAGAGTGCATCTTGAGTGGTCGTGTTGTTAAATCCTGCGGTGTCCGTACCACCGTTGATGATGACCGAACCCGCCGCTTGTGAGGTGGGGTACCCCGCGTAGTAGCCTATGGCTATGGCTCCAGCGCCTTGTAAGAATTTACCCGCACCTTCACCGATCGCGATAGCCTTCTCACCTTGTTGCGAGAAGCCAGCTTCCTTACCGATGGCGATGGAACTGTTTCCTTGTTGCGTCGAGGCTGAATCTTTACCGATGGCCACGGTATTCGTACCTTGCGCTTGTCCACCCGCATTCTCACCGATGGCCACGGCGAGCGTTCCTTGATTTTCGTAACCCGCGTTACTACCTATGGCGACAGCACTGACACCTTGGTTTGTCTCACCAGACCTTTTACCCACAGCCACGGCTGATTCTGCTTGTATGACACTCCCGGATTGGTATCCAATAGCTATCGAATTAGATTGCTGGCGGTCGTATCCGGCTCTATAGCCCACGGATATGAGGTGAGAATTGGAAGAGGTGTGAATGGTAGTTCCCGTATCTTCACCGATGAGTAAACGGTTAAATCCCGAATTATCCACGCGTCTGGTTGCGGCTATTGTTCCATTTACATCCAGATCCTTGGTGGGATACAATTGGTTAATACCTACACGATTCGTGACCACATCAACGTGTAAAGTGTCCGTGTCTACAGTCAGGTTCGATGTCACGTACGCGTTTCCTACGACGTGTAACTCTGCATCTGGTACCAGTGTATTGATACCAACTTTATCGTCGGTCGAATCAACATATAGGGTATCTCCATCAACAGTCAAATCTGCGGAGATACTCGTGTTACCCGTGACATCCAAAACATTTGAACCAAACTCGTCCACAAAAAGATTCGATCCCACATCTAACGTGTGTATGGGAACGGTGTTTATGATACCCACATTCGATTGTGTGAATAATTGACCGTACACGTGGACGTTAATGTTTTCGTCCGTTCGGGGTGTTATCGTTTGAACCTCTGCACTCGATTGAGTATAACCGAGTGCAATCTCTTCCGTACCTTCCAAGAAACCGACGACAACATTCGAACCGGGGCGATTTAAAATAAAACCAAGATCCAAAGTCGAATCGGTGGGTGTGTTATCTTTACCGATTTCTATGATGGCATCTTTTATCACGGTATTGTTCGAGTGTAAGGTGGTTACTAAACCATTGAAAGTCGCGTCACCGTCTACGACGAGTCTATTTTGTATGTACGTATTTCCTAAAACGGTCAACACATTACTTCCATCTTTGTCTACGAAAAGTTTGGAACCCACGGAGAGTGTATCAGTGGGGGATCCGTTAGCGATACCGACATTCGAAAGTGTCGTGACAGATGTGATGGCATTATTAAACGAAACCGTATTCGCGGTGACATTACCGTTAATCACGGCGGCCTCGAGAGTGAAATTGAGAATATCCTCGGCGATCGCCCCGGAATCCATCACTTCTTTTGTAATTCGATTGTATGCCATGACGACTATATTTCTATCCGTAAGGTCCGTACGAACACGTAGAGGCGTCATGTAGATCGAGTTTGGAAAGTCTGCATCAATCTCGGTATTACTAGCATTGAATACCAACGTATTTTCTGCCTGGTCATTCGTGGTATTTTTACCGAACCTCACCTTGGTAGACCGCTCCACCGTCGGCAAATTCTTGACCATTTAATATAGATTGGTATTTTAATTCGCGTAAAGAAGTGCCGCGAGACCATTTTGGATACGAAGTATGTTGTAGTTCACGGCGTATATAGGGTGCTCTATGTTCAGGGATTCACTTATAATCTTCGCTGAAGTGACACGGCTGAAATTGAGTGTACCTGTGGGCTGAAGAGAACTGGTGGACAAACAAAAGGGGTACAAAAAGAAATCGGGAGACGCCACGAAGTTTGTGTGGTAATAGTGCATCACATCGATAAAGTGGGGTTTTCCCCATCTATAATTGCTTAAATCGATTCCGTTAATGCTCAATTTAACCCTGTTGGAAGGAGACGTGAGCGCACCGTTGGTCGTCGTATCCGAAGACGCGAGGTACTTGACCGGATGATTGAACGTAAGCTCTTGAACGGTCGTACCAGAGGCGACATTCTTTTGAACCTGTGTCACGAGCATGTCGTGCGTGCGGGTGGCGACTTGACCACGTTCCTCATTGTCGAGGTAGATGTAATTGGCGAAACATTCGACGTTCTTGCCAGTCGCAGCGGAACCCCAGTAAATCCGTATTTCTACGTTGTGATGATGCATAGCTACGAGAGGCAACGCACACTGAGGACCCTCACAAAAGAAGAAACGCAAAGGGTAAAAGAACGAGCGCGCGGAAATACCTGGGTGTGTACCTTGAGCACTCTTGGAAACATTTTGAGCGAAGGTATCCACGGCTATATTTTCCGTGAAAACCGAATCTTGAGTGTCGATGACAGCTCCGCCGATCAAAAGTTCGACTTTATCGATGATACTGCCCCAGTTTTGTGTATCGAGGGCTTCGGTGGTATCATCCATGGTGAAATAGACATAACTGAGAAGGTCACCACTCCTCTCGAATTGGACGCTAGACATAGAATTGTTTTTCACCGCTCCGTGGATGGTTTGTTTTTCAACGGATTGTGAAAAATTAGCATGCCTTTTGAACGTTGAACTGAAGAACGATATTTGAGGATCACCCGTGATATACTTATCCTGAGCTCCTATAGCGATCAAATGTGCAACACCGGCAGACATGGTAATACTAATTTAAGGGGAGAAAAATTACAAGTTGGGTTTTCTACAAACGAAACGAAGAACCAAAAAGTTGTTCTCGGCGGGATTGGGAGGGGTAATCAGGTTACCATCCTGATCCCGAATATTTACTGTGAACCTATCGATAGATCGGATAGGGTTTACGTACTGTGTCGCGATGGAATAATCATCCTTGTAACTGATTATACCCGTGTCATCACTAGTAACGAGACTCGCGAAAGAATTGCGGAGTAGACTCAACGACGCTTGTCCAGTGAGAACATTCGACGCCCTATCCGAAAAGATGGAATCGAGTTCACTGATGGAGACATAACAGTGTTCGGTGGCCGTAGTAGTGGTAATACGGGCAGCTAAAAGTTTAGCCTGTACCACATTCTTGAGTGGCTGTTGAAGATGGCACGTAAAGGTATTCGCACTACTCTGACCTACACTGTCAATGGTGACCGTGTGGTACTCGTAGTTGAGGTCGGGAATCATTTCCGTTGGCGACGTGATTAAGGCCATTTTATAATTAGCTTAGATTAAAGATCCGCCAATTCCGTCCGCGATCTCGTACCCAGCGTGCTCACCGACAAGCTTTTGGGCATCACAGAGACCACCTGGAGTAAGACCAACGGTGTAAGGGCTGTCCTTCTTACCGGAGCCAGGGGTGCACTCAAGGTCGGTCTCGAGGTCGAAGAGAGACTTCTCGCTGACCGTCTTGATGGTAATCGGCCTGGGTTGGTAGTTGGAGCTACGGGCATTCATGAAACCGAGGATGACGATAGCAGTCATCAACACGAGCATGTATAACAGGGCATTGCGGTCGGCCCGGTTGAAATTGAGTTTGAACATTTATAATAGACATACATTTTTTTAAAGTGCGTTAAAGACATTTTCTTAGTTTCTAGATAGAGAGTAGATGGACGAAGAAATCGTACTCGACAGGGGTCATACCAATGTTATGAAACTAGACGCCGATGAACAGGCGCTCATGGATGAGATTGAGATTTCTGTTCCTCGACCAAAGCCAGTACCCAGACCCACGACGAGGCCTATGCAAAGGCCTGGTGCTTCTCACCATCAAGAAGCTATGGATGCCTTTGTGAACCCCAACAAACAGAGCGCTCCTGCGCAACCCCGCGAAGATGAGGAGATTGATTACGGTGAGGATGAACCGATGATGTTCGATGATGAGCCGATGGGCCCCGGTCCAGATGAGCAGGCCGAGCAACCCTCAAAGGGATACACATCCATCGACGAAGAAAAGTCGGATCTGATCAATAAACTCACACGTCTCGAGAAGAAAGGGTTCGCTGTGAATAAGCGCCTGAACGCATACTCCAGTATTGATGAACTTAGGTCAGAAGTGAAGCGAATCACCTATAGCATAGACGTTGAGCAGTCCATTCGCTTTTCGAGGCGTATGCTTATCGCCTGTGTGACTGGTCTCGAGTTTTTGAACAAGCGATACAACCCCTTTGAGATTCAGCTCGAGGGTTGGTCCGAGTCCGTCATGGAAAACGTGGATGACTATGATGGGGTGTTTGAAGAGCTTTACGTGAAGTATCGCTCGAAGGTCAGCGTCGCACCAGAGGTCAAGCTTATCATGATGCTTGGTGGTTCAGCGATGATGTTCCACCTTACCAATTCCATGTTCAAGTCGGTCATGCCCAACATGAACGATGTCATCAAGCAGAACCCCGACCTCGTGAAGAACATGATGGCGGCGGTCCAGAATACCACACGTTCCCCTGAGGGTCCCGCTGTGGATGCTCCAGTTGGAGGCACGGGTCAGTATGAGATGCAGGGACCTGGTGTAGACATTTCGAACCTCATGGGTAATATCATGATGCCTCCTCCTCCGCCTATGAACACGTCTATGGGTCAATCTACCCCCGCTGCTCCCCCAGTAGAGGAGGATGATGACCTTTCGGATATTGTCTCCATCTCCGGGGATTCCACCGGTGGTGAGGTGAAGGAAGTCAATGTCGGTGCCGCCAAACCCAAGCGAACCCGTCGAAAGAAGAAGACCGAAATTAATCTCTAAATATATATAAATGATAGCGTATTGTCCGCTGGAGGAGATCGAGCCTCCCGTTCGGCAGCAGGTAGCTGTCGCGGAGCCTAAACCCGAACCTGTAAAGCCTCAGGTCGGGCGCGAAGAAACTGAATTAAATTACGTCATCATGGCTTTCATTGTTGGCGTCATAGCACTCGCCGTCTCTGATTCCATCAGGGCGTAAATGTTGAATCTACCGCGAGGTAC